ATATTATAGTCTGCGAACCCGCGTAATACTGTTGATTGGTCTCTTCTATTAAACCACCATTAGGAGTATTTGTTATTGGCATAATTTATTTAACTTTTTTCGTTAACTTCTTCAGCTTGAACCTGTGAAGCTGCCGCTTGTACTATTTGAGGATCTCTTATTATTATACCAGCGTACAATAATATTTTCATAACAATATCAGTTTGCTCTGACTCATGCAGTTCAAAATTTATAGAACCCGTTGTATTGCTATTTGAATAAGTTGTTTTATTCCATATGTATTGACCAAGACCGCCAGGATTAAAACCCCACACAACACTTTTAGGCTTGCGTATAAAGTCAACGCTTACATTACTAGTTATATCTGCAGGTCTTACAAATATTCTATTGCTTTCTAATAAATATATTGGAAAATATTTTGATGGTTTAGTTAAACCTGATTTGTTTGTGTAGTAAAATGTTGTTCTGTCTACTCTTTGAAACTCTGTTTCATTATTTAAAACAACATTGCCAAGCATATAAAAGCCTGACTCATCTGGTGAATTTTGTGTTGAAGATATAGTATTACCAGAAAAATCTACCGTAGGTAGATTAAAAAATCTTCCAGATACATTGTAATTACAATTACCTGAAGTTCTAAATATAGACATTTTTTCATCTATATTTTCTGGTCTATTAGCGTAATCCGTATTTGTTTGCGGTACCCTTACTTGTTGATTTAAATCTTCAAAATATTTTTCGAATATTTCAAGCTGTACTTGTGTTGCTACATTATTAAACTCAGTTGGGGTCATATAACCTCTCTGCTCTTTGTTTAGTATTAGTAACACAGTTTGATATACCGTATTTACGTTTACTGCCATTTTTATTTTTTTATTATAACAAAGAGGCGGCGAACCGCCCCATTACTATTGTTACAGGTTAATTTAGTTTTTTCTCAATTGATTTATAAACCTCTACACCTTCATCTGTTTTTAAATACGATGCAAATGCACTATAAGGAATTTCGTCAAAAGGTACTACCATTAATTTTTTATTATTTGAAGACCAGTGTATACTTTTTTGGTCTGGTGCTAAATAAATTATATTAGCTTCTGAAGCTTTAATAGCAAAGTTTCTAAGCTCTACGTTTTCATCATTTGCTAGATTTAAAAACAACACAGCGTTTTTCTTAGCAAACAACATTACATCTCTTTTTATTTCTTTAGAACTCATCGTTCCCACCTTGCTACCTAGCTCAACCCTAAGTATTGCTTCAGCATGGTCTATGTCTATGTTTTTAGCTAGATTTAAAGCTTCTAATTCCCACTCTAAATCTTCTAGCTCATCTCTAGCAACTTCAACTTGATCAAACTCGTAGTATATAACATCTTTTTTAGGGTGATATAATGATAATAGCTTTTGCAAGTTTTGTTTTTCTTTAGGTACCGTAAGCACTCCATTTTGAAACATAATATGACCTAATGTAACCTCGCCTTTTTGTTCGTCTCTAAAAGGACTGTTCATATTGGTAGCGTATCGTAATTCCCTTTGCTCGTTTGAATTAGTATCAAACCACAATAAAGGAAACCTACGAGAGTGTCTACCTTGCATCATATAAGTCAATGGTTGTTTACCACCTTTTAATAGATATGTTCTATCTTTTATTTCCCAACTAGGTTTTGTTGGTTTTTTAATTATTGTCTTTTCGACTTTTTGAGGTGCAACCTCAATTGTTTCTTCTGCTATAGCTTTTTTTGCCATGATATAATAAAATTAAATAATTAATAAAGGTAAGTATTACCCCTGACGTTTTATCAGGGGTAAGTACTACCTATGGGATTATGCAGACGCTGTGAACAACACGAAGTTGTTAGCACCTTGAGTAACTAAACATCTTTCAGATAAGAAGTGTACTTGCATTGCGTCAAGCGCAGAAGTGTAAGCACCACCTACAGATCCTGTAATCCAAGACTTCATACGACGATCATCAGCTTGTGATGCTCTATAACGTACGTGCAAGAATGGACGACGGATGTTTGTTCCTAGAATTTGATCATACACTGTTGATGTACCTGCTGGAATAAGAACTCCTTCAATACCTGAAACTGCAACAGCTCCACGAGTTGATGCATCGTTTAGATATTTCCAGTCAGTCTTATAGAAGTCATAAGAACCTCTGCGGAAACCGCTGAACCCTAGGTTCAATGCTATTTCTTCTGAGTTTTCAAATAAACCAAAAGCTGTACCACCTTGAGCACCGTCAGATACACCACCTAGCATATCGTCGATTTCAAGAGCTAAACTCCTGTCAACAAATAGCATGTTTTCTTCGATAGCGCCTTGAGTATCAAGGTTTTTCAAAATACTATCAAAATCTGCCAAACTACCATTTGCTCCAGTGAAGTTATTGATTGTGTTACCACGACCAGCTACAGCTGCGAATAAACCTTCAGTTCCTTTGTAACCTACAGTTCCAGCTCCTAGCGTGGATGTTCCACTTACTTTTTCGCCTTCAACTAAAGCCATTTCTAAGTAATCTTCAAAGCGTAGACGTGTTTCAGACTCTGCTTTTAAATACCATAGAAAACCTGATGTACCATCTTCAGTAGCTACTTCAACCCAACCGATCTGAGCTGTGTCAGAACCATTGATTTCGTATTTATCTTTAATGATAATAGGTGAGTTAGAAAACTGAGTAAAAGAAGGAGTGATTGAACGCTCACGTCCATCAGCTGTTCCTTTCTTAAATTCAGAACCATATACAAAGATCTTAAGAGTTGTTAAACCTGTAAAATCTACTTCACCAGCACCACCACCACCAGCAACAAGATCTTGTTGGGTATAAGGCTTAACTGTTAGCGTAGCTAATGTAGCCGACGTATCAGCGCTAATTTCTACTAATGCTTTTAGCTCAGCTCCACTGGCTGGGTCCATAATTACAATAGTATCATTTGCTGAGATAACGTTTCCAACAAAGTTTTGACCTGCTGCCGCGTCTAGCGCAAATGTTAATGTTGCAGCGCCTGTACATGATACATCATTATAAGCTACATGCAAACGGTTTTGTTCAGACCAAATAACTTGATCAGATGTCATGGGCATTTCTGCTCCAACCATTCGTAAGAAACCTGATAACGTACGATTTCCGTAACGCTCTACTTCTTGTTCATAAATTTCTGGTAAGTACTGCTGAGCAAAATCATTTCCACTTCCATCGTTGAAGCTTAAATAATTGTCTACTAATTCTTGTTGTTTTTGGCTTGGTTTAATTGAACCAAACGCTGGTACTACTGCCATAATGTTAAATTTTAAAATTAATTAAATCGTTTTGTTTTTACTTTTAACTTGTTAGAGTCAGCCCCAGATATAGCTCTTACTTTTAAACCGTTAACAAAAACATCACCACTCGCTGTCTTGCGGGGTTCTGTGCTTATGTTGCGAGACGAGGCTAACTGATTTTTTATAGCATCAGCTTTGCCTTGTTCATAAAAGTGAGTTGCTAGAGCGTCGGGATTCCTCGCCGCGTATAAAGCTTTATGATAACCTTTGTGATCTGAAACTTCACCGTTTTTGTCTAAGAACGTCTTAACAAAGTTACTAATATCAGATTGCACTTCAGCTGTTTGATCAGTGTTTTTAACAGAATATCTAAACTTTTTATCAGAAACTTTGAAATCAAAACCTTTGAATTCATTATTAAAGAGTTTACTAGTATTCATTTTAAAACGCTCATGCTTTTGCTTTACAGCATTTTGCTCTTCATTATATTGATTGAAAAAATCCATAGCTTTTTTTTGCTCTTGGGTTACACCAGGTCTCAACTTGATCTCTTCGTAATACTTACCCTTGAGTTTGTCTAAAAAGTTTTTAGCTTTTCCAACTTCTTCTTTAAACGCAATTTTTGTTTTGCGTATTTGTTTCTCATCATCTAGATCTTCATCATAAATAAAGTCTTCTAAAAGAATACTAATATCTTCAGCATCTAAATGAGGTTTGGTTTGCTTGTAATACTCTCTAAGCAAACTTGTGTTATCTATGTTAGAGTAATCTTTATTTAGTCTAACGTAATCTTCTACAGTTCCGCCTGTTTCTTCCATAAAAGAAACTAGCTTTTCAATGTTTTCTGGCAAAGGCTTTCCTAGAACTTGCTCATCTACTTTAGCTTGTTGCACTTCTTGTTCTATATCTTTTACCTCTTGCTCTTCTTCTTCTGTTATTTCCTGTAAAGGAGAATCTACTTCTTCTTCGGTGGCCCGTACTTCTTCAACCACTGTTTCGCTGTCGCCACTGTCTTTTGATTCTTCGACAATAGCATTGCTATCATTTGTCTCCTGTGTTTGAATGGCATCGTCTTCTTCTTTTATTACTACTTTAGTAATTTCTGGTTTAATTTCACCAGTAGCTTCTGGCGATGTTAAATCTACCTTAATAGGTTCGTTTTTTGTTTGACCTAAATTTTTAGGCTTTGAAGGTTTTTTTACTTTAAATTCCCCTTCTTGTTTTACTTGTTCTGACATAATATAATAGTATAAAATTAAAGGATTTTATTTTCAACGAGGCTCAAACTGTTCAAGTCCAAATCCTCCTAGTGAGTCAAATCCAGATGACTCAAAGTTTTTAGGTAGTTCATCATTTTGACGTTGCGCAATCATTTCTGATTGTTGCGTACCTATAATTCTAGCACGCTCGTCTTTACGATCCTCTATATCTGCTTCTTTTTGTTTATCTACTTGAGCTCTCATTTGAGCAAGCTTCATGTTGTAATCAAACTCTTCAGCCATTAATTGCTTTTTAATTAAAGCTTCTTGTTCCATTTTCTTTATTTCAAACTCAGTCTTAGCTTGTTCTATTTGAACTTTAGTTTGAGCAAGAGCTTGTTCTTTTTGAACATCAGCCATAGCAGCTTTTTCAGCAGACTGTGCGTTGGCTTGAGCTTGAGCTTGTATATTTTCTAATTGTTCAGCTCTTTTCTTTTCTTGCTTTTCTTTTTGTTTAAACTTTAAATATTGATTAGCTAACTTAATATTACGTATTTCTCTAATATCTATAGCGTCTTCAAGACCTATATTTCCAGACTGCAATGCTATTTGTATATTTTGTTCTAACTTATTTTGTTCTTCTTCGTCAGGTTCTAAATCTAAAAATATACCAAACTCGTGCATGCTAAGCTTATCAACCTCTTCAAGTGTAGCTGTGTTAAATTGATTTATACTACCCATCAAGGTTTGTTTTGTTAATGGGAAAGCTAAAGCATCCGCGGCTCTCAAGCTTACGTTCTCAGCAGCTCTAACAGTTAGATACATTAAAGACTGCAGTATATGCTTTGTAGCTGTATTAGAATTAGCAGCTGCAAGTTTTTGTAAACCAACTAACGCGTCTTTAGAAGGTTGACTACCATCTCTAGCTTCGTTTAGTCCGGTAACGTCGCGTATCATTTGTAAATAGTATTGATACGTTTGCGTAAGTGAAGATATCTTAGCCATACCATTAGAGCTTTGTAACTCTTGTATTGGCACTTTACCTCTGTTGCCGTCGCCATCTTGAGTTAAACTTCTACCCACAATACTACCAGTTTGAAAATACATATTCAAAGCTTCTTGAGGATTATAACTAGTACCATTGCCAAGATCTACTTCAGCCAAACCGTCAACGTCAACATAAACACCATCAGGTACCATACGTGACATTACTTGCTGCAGCTTTAAATGCGTTAACTGTATCATATCAGCAAACCCAGTAACTCTATTTACTAAAGAATCAATACGACCTTTATACATACGTGGAGCTGATATAACATAATTCATATTAACTCTAGTAGTATCACCATAAGGTCTAGACATATTCTCTGATAACTTCCACTCTAGCATATTATTCATACCTAGAATTTTAGCACCTGTGTATAAAACTTCTATAGCTCTATGTACTCTATCAAAGTTATCATTTTCAGGTGGATCAAACGTGTCGTCTTTTTCTATAATTTTTTCA